CTGTTCGCGGAACACTCGGCTCCACTCATCAGCACGCTGGTCGTAAACGCCATCGAAGCATTCATTCAGGATTGGTTCAACGATTGACCGAAAGTCGGTACTACGCATCGGAGCGGCCATGATTCACCCCTTTCTTAGATGGCGTTAACGGACGCATTGAACTGCGACTCGTTGACAGTTACGCGAACAATCGTGAACGCATCGCCCCAATCGTTATCGGGGTACGGAGCCAGATCGCGAATCAGCATCTGTGCGCTGTTGCCAGCACCGACCAGAGTGGTCGAGAGCGTGCATTGCGACAGGCCGGTCGTGGTCGAGCCAGCGGTGGTGTTGCTCAGATCGGCCATGTCGCCGATAGAGGTCTGGGCCAGCGAGCCAGCAGCCTGAATTTCGTAAACGATGTTGGGGTCGTTGTAGAAATAGGCCACGCAAGAACCGGTCTGGTATGCAGTGTTTGCAGGCCAGTAGTTCGAGACGCGGCGACGGCCAGTGGTGTCGGTGAACTCCACACCTGCAAACGCGCCCTGAAAGGCGTCGCCTGCGGCCGCGACAACGAGGTTGCCGCTGGAATTCAGCTTGACGGGTTGACCCTTGAGAATGTCGGTGTTGTAAGCCGACGCGATACCGTTGGCAAGCGCCTGAGCGCGATCCAAACCCGAGGGATGGAAAGCGGGGCGCAAACCGAACGGAGCATTGGTCGAAGACATTGTCTTACTCCTTGGTTGAAGTCCTTACCCGTGGAATACGGGCGTCGGAACGGATCGTTCGATTTCACCAAAGCCTTCGCCTTCAACTCTCCCCAGAGACCTGCCTGTGGAGTCACGAGCACCCTGAAGATTCTCCAGTTGGACTCGGATCTTTTCCGACTCCTCCATGGGCTTCTCATGGTGCATCTGCAACATGATGTCCTGATACATATCCATCGGGATTTTGAACAGGAGCATTTCGTTGCAGGCAATGAAACCAGCGTGTTCTCCAGCCTTTACGCGGAAATTCTCGAACCCGGGTATCTCTTCGGTTTTCACCGGTACATATCCGAGACGGATTCGCTTATCAATGCTGTCGTAACTGTTGGTCGTTGATAACCAGCAAAGGTGCCAGCCCGGCAATTCGGGCAACTTTGGTAGCGCACTTTGTGTCCACTCATCGCTCCACATCTTTCGACGCTCCTGCGCTGACATGAACTTCTCTTCAGGTGCCGCCCGGCTGGCGTCCTCACTGGCGCGAGTTTCGCGACCACCGGCGTTGAGAGATTTTTTGAGACGAGAATCCATGATGTTTACCCTCTATTGTTTCGTGCCTGCTCGGCGTAGCGTTTGATCATTCGGTTGCGTGACGCGGGGTCATCCCACAGTCCTGCGTCCTTTATTGCCCGTACCATTTCAGGTTCGAGGACAAAGGTTTTTCCGGTTTGACCGGGAACCGATGATTCTCTACTTGAGCCGGTGACGAAACTTCGAGGTCTCCTTCGTGGTTGGTCGTCTTGTTCGTGAGTATAGCGATTCGGTAAACGAGCGTGCAAGCGTTTGTCAAACTCGTCCCAATACTCTTCGCTCGCGGGATCCCAGCCCTCAGAGGCCAGCCGGTTGTCGATCAACTTGGCGATCTGGCTGTCCTCGTCCCCACCGTTGGGGTCGTACCAAGGATTGCGCTCCATCCACTGGTTGGCCAACTTGACCAAGCGAGGATTGGCGGGGCCTGCATCGTTGTTTGTGGCCTGCACGGCGCGTTGCTTGATGCCTTGCATGGCCTCGACCTTACGGCGTGCCTCATACCAGCCTTCTTGGGCCTGCATGAAAGCCGCACCGTCGGAGTTGTCGGTGGCTTCGCGCATCTTGCGCTTGAAGAACTCAAGGCGGGCCTCCTCGTCGGAGATCGCCGAGTCGAGACGGGCCAGATCGGCGGTGTGCGTCTTGCGCTCCACCGCGGCCAGCCGCTCCATGAGTTCTTGGTTCTGCCGCGTGAGCAGGGTCAGGCGCTGATCCTTCTCTTCGTTGGTGCGCTTGATGTACTCTTTCTTGGCGCGGCGTCGTGCCCGGCGGGCGTCGCGGATAGCGTCGGTGTCACCGGGTTGGTCTTCGTCACCAGAGTCGTCCTGCGGGGCGGCGTCGCCGCCATCGGCCATATCGACGCCTTCCATGCCCTCAGGCAGTGCGACGACGACCGAGCCGTCCTTCTCTTCGGTGACCTCAAAGACCTCTTCTTTGGGCTTGGTTTCTGTGTTCATAGGAATGCCTTCATCAAAAGCGGATTGCCAGTGACCTTCGCGATGATTTCGTGATCGTTCAGGATCATGAACAGCGCGGGATCTTCGTCATCCTCGCCGGGCACTTCGACCTCCCAGCGATCACCGCCCCACTTGGGGACGCGGATGTAGTCACCTGCCGAGCACCATGCGCCCTCAGGCCACGCGACCATCGTGTCGCGGTGCTTGAACGCCAATGGGCCGACCTCGATGACCTTGGCCACCATGTTGTTCCACTTCTCGGTTTCCTTGGTCTCTTCGACCAAGATAATCCCGGCACTCGTTGCCTTCTTTTTGGTGCGGCGCAACTGCACGAGAATGCGGCCGCCAAGAGGTTTCGCACCGGGGTCTACGCTCGGAAATGCCCAAGCCATCTCAGCGGCGTCAGCCGCTACCGGTTCATTCATCTTCATCGTCTTCCTTCATCAGGTTATTGAGTATTTCGAGGGCTTCTTCTAGTCCCTCGTTTCTTCCAACCAGCCGCTGATAGGTGTCCCAATTCGGCGCATTACCCTGCGCCAAGGACGAGGCAATTTGAGCCTGCGACGCCTTGATTCGGCCGATCAGATCGGAAATAGTTGCCATGAGTTTTTATTTGGGCTTCGCTTGCGAGAGACCTCCCTTCTGCGGTGCGGGCTGCTGGCCCTTGGGTTGCAGGGAAGTCCCGTCAAGTTTCTCGCCCATGGCGATGCGCTTGTGCATCGGGATCATCATGCTGTCTTGCGGTTTACTGGTAGCCATTTGAACCTCCGAGTTTGGATTGATAGTCGATGACGATGCGCTCCTTGTCGTTCACAAGTCGCGCCGCATCTCTCGTCAGACGAGCCGTCTCGATGCGTTCCTTCAACTCCATGTCGCCCGTTGCAATGGCCAACTTGAGTTGCAGTTCTTCCATGGCGCGTTGCTGCTCGAACTGCAACTGCTCCATGTCCTTCTGGATCTTGGCGGCAACTTCCTTGTCCTTGAGTTGCAACTCCGCCTGATCGCGGGCCTGACGGCGCTGGGTCTCGGCCATGCTGGTCTGTAGCAGCACCTGCGCGTCCGGCGTCATGTCGGGCTTGGGCTTGTACTTCTGCTGATCCTGAACCATCTTCTGGATCACCGGCAGGATGCCTTGCAGGGTCTGCTCGGCGTCCATCTCGGTGTGCTGGCTGGCCAGCGCGAACAACTTATCCACATCCTTCGGATCGTCGAGCAGGTCGTAGTCGCCCAACTTCTGGCCCATGGCCTTCTGGACATAGCCGTTCATGCGCGAGAGGTACCACAGCACGATGTGCTGCTTGATGTGCTCGATGGCCTTGGGCAGGAAGCCCGGGGCGATGAAGGGGTTGGCACCCAGCACCGGGTTTTTCGCGAAGTCGAGGTGGGCCTGAATGTGCCCGAGGTGATCCTGCTCGGGGTACGCGAACGCGGCCTGCCCAATGGACATGGCCACATTCTCGTTGGCCGCATCCATCTTGGCCGGGGGCGGCACATCGGTCATCAGTTCGTTGATGCCCGGCACCTTGATCTGCTTGAGGAACCGCTGAATCACCGCTCTGCGGTTGAACAGGTCGGGGTTGTCCTTCATGATGGCCATGACCGCTTGGGTCTGGGCCATGCGCTGGGTCTCGCTGAAGATGTGCGGGTCAGAGACCGGGATCACATCGGTGATGCGGGCGAAGTCTTCGCGCTTGACATCGAGGTCTTCCACCACCTCGGCACGCTTCATGTCGTCGAGGTACCAGCGGTTAATGCGCGACAGGATCCGCAACACCCGGGCCTGAGACTTGTGCAGGCGGGCGTGAATCGAGGAGAACACCGCCGCGCCCTGCTCGATCAGCGCCTGCGTGGTGCCCACAGGGGCCGTAGAACTGATGTCGGCGATCTTTTCTTCGCTGGTGGTCACCACACCCTTGGCGGCGTCGGTCAGCCAGCCCAGCAACTGGAACAACACGGGGCTGGGCGGGTTGAAGGGCATCGGCATGGCCAACTTGCGGACATCGTCCACGCCCGGGGCGGCCTCGATCTCGGCCACCTGCGTGACTTCAACCTGCTGAGACTGGCCCGAGACCTTCGCGCCCTTGAGTTTCAGGAGCGTCGCGGCGTTGTTGATGTGGGCAGAGTCCAGCAAGGCCCGCAAAGCGCCCGTAAGGGCCGCGGAAAGCCCTCCAATGAGGTGCGGCAGGCCCACGGCGTAGGCACCGCGCCACGGGATGAACTTGTACTCGACGATCCAGTCGAGTTTGGTCATCGTTTCGTCGCCGTCTTCCCAGTTTCGGTACAGACCCACCACCTCGGTGTTGATCTCGTCGATCATCAGGATGTACGGGGCCGGTTCACCCTTGGTGTAGGGGTCGTTTTCGATCTCCAGCCACGCATAAATGTGGTAGACGCGGCGCAGACCGTCCTCGTTGTCGTTCGGAGACCTTCCTTCGATCTTGTCGGTGGCCTTTTGCGGGCCGGTCGGCTCGGGATCCATCGTCGCCCGCACGAAATCGGTGTCTCGGTACAGGCCAGAGGCGATTCGGGAACGGAATTCCCATTCGGAGATGTCATCGACCTCGGTCACCCGGGGCGAAGTGTAGAAATTGGCCGCCGCGAAGGGCAAAAGCACATTGTCGATGGGCAGAAACTGAGCGCAGGGGCGCTTTTTCTTCTCGTCGTACCAGATCTTGAGGTACTGTGAGCCTCCGAGCGGCAACTGGGTGAGCATTTGCTCCTGCTCGTCGCAGAATTCCTCGATCTGCTCCGACAATTGCCAGTTCATGTAGTCGCGCTTGCGCTCGGCAATCGCCACTTTCTCCTCATCGACATCGCCGAGGATCTTCGTGCGGGTCGGGCCGTCAGGCGGGAACAGTTCTTTGATGGCGCGGGCAGCGAAATCGACGCACGCCTCGGCCATCACGGGGTGAACCACCTTCGATGCGCCTTGGAAATTCGCGCCGCCGGGGGCGTCGTTGCCCAAACCGGTGCGCTTGATGCCCTCTTCGTACTGCTTGTCGCGCTGCTTGCGGGCTTCCTTGTCCTTCTCGGCCAGTTCGATGAACCGCAGCGCCATGGTGCTGAGTTCGCCCAAGTCGAGGATGTCGGTGTCGGCAAGGTTCTCGTAGAAATCCTTGCTGTCCATCGGCCCAGTGGTGTCCAGACGGACGCGAACAGACCCGTCGGGCAGTTCTTCGAGGTCGTCGTCGGTCAGTTCGAGTTCAACCTCCATGCCCTCTTCGCCCTCGGGCGGCTGCTCAGGCGACGCATCGTCGGGGATTCCCTCAACGAAGCGCCCAAACTCGGGGTCAATTGGCATCTGTGTGGCCATGTTCTGGTTCCTTTATTCGTTTGGGGCCATGGAAAGGCCGCTGGCGGGGGCGCTCTGCTGCTCCATGAGCATCATGATCACCTCTTCAGGGCTGACGCCCATCTCCCGCGCCATATCCAAGATCTGCATGGCCATCATCTCGTCCTGCGACGGCTGCTGCGGCTGTTCGGCGGCAGCCAGACCGCCCTCGTTGTAGCGCTTGGTCACCGAGCCGCCCTCCTTCTTTCCAAGGCGGGCCTCGCCGCGGATGAAGAGTTGCAGCGCCTGCTCGGGGGTAATGCCCATGCGCTGGGCCGCCTCCACCACCTGATCGGCGATCAGTTCAAGTTTGGGGGCACCGATGGGGGTCGTCACGCCGGTCTGGGGAGAGAACACGCCCCATGTCCGGCCCTGCGCCGACACCGGCTCGATGCCCAGTTCTCCTGCGACCTTCTCGCGCCACCACGGCGCGAGGCTGTACATCTCCGAGTTGGACACGCTCTTGCCAAAGTTCTTGGCCTCGCGGATGTCCGCCAGACCGACGGCCCGGCTCCAGTGCGCGTCACCCACCGGGGTCTTGGTCTGGAAGCCCACCTCGGGCACGCCAGACGCCTCGATGTACATCGGCACCTTGGGGCTGCTCATGTCCAGTTCGCCGCTCTCCACGAACCGGCGCATCGGCTTGGCCTGCGCGGTGCTGTGGTAGACATGGCCGGGCACGGTCAGCAGATCCTGCGGGAAATCCAGACCGCGCTGGGCGGCCGGGACGCCAGCAAAGCGCTCGAACTCGGGGAAGCGGCCCTGCTTGTAAAGGTAGTAGGCAGCCGTGCCACGCGGGATCTCGGTCGTGACTTCAGACCCCGGACTGGCCATGCCCATGAACTTGTTCATCATGTCGTACTCGCGCTTGGCAGCCTCCGGCCCGAGTTCGCGCTCCATCTTCTGGTACAGCGGATCCATGACATACCACGCATCCATGCCCCGCACCAGTTCGGGGTACTTCTCCGCCTCGGCGTTGGCGTCCAGCAGGCGCTGGGTGTTGCGCCGGTTGGTGATCTGCTCCGCGCCGCCGCGCATCCCCTTGGGGTTGGCCGCCAGCCCGGGCAGCGTGCCCGGCAGGTTCCCCTCCCGGCCGCGGGCGATCTGGTACAGGTCGTCGCGGGTCACGCCGAACAGGCGCTGAAGGTTCGGGGACTCAGGGGCCACGCGCTCGGCCGCCTCCTTGGCCACCTCGTCCGGGCGCTTGTAGATCCCGGGGAAGGCCATGCGCTCAGGCGTGGAGACCGTCTGGCCGGGCTTGGCCCGCTTGGTCGTCACTACGGCCGGAGCCTCGGGCGGCTTGGAAACCGATTGGCTTTCGATTGGCTTGGGAAACGGTTCCACCGCAGGCAGTTCAGCCGCCTTGGGCTGGTCGGCCATGCCCAGCAGGCGCTTCAGGCGGTTCTTGGCGGCCTCTTTGGCCCCGGCGGGTACGGTAGGCATCAGCGCTTCCCCTTGATGGCGGACAGGCCGCCCTGCTTGAACGGTTGGACGGGCGTGGGCTTATACATGATGGCCGTGCCCTGCTGCGGGTTCATCAGGCCCTCGTAGCCATACTCCTTGGCCATGCGCTCCACATCGGTGAAGGCTTGGGAGGGATCGGCCACGCCCTTGTTGTACTTGGCCGTGAACGGCGTGCGGTTGGCCTCGGCGGCCAGCGTGCGAAGCAGCAGGGGATCGGACGCAAGGTCATACAGGCCCTCGCTGCGGGTGCCGTAGCGGAAGCGCCCCAGCCCCGGCTCAGGACGCACTGTAGACGGGTCGCCGGTGTAGAAGTAGGATCGCTCCATCACCGGGTTGGCGGTTCCCGTGAGGCGCTCCATTTCCCGGCCCTTGATGCCGGTGCCGTACCGGCTCGGGTCGAGCATCTGGAGATCGGGCGAATGACTGAAGTGGGTCAGCATCTCCGAGGCCGCGGTGCCCGGCTCCGGCCGGATCAAGGGCTGGATGTACCCGGGCATCCCGCCGGTATAGGCGGTCTCGATGAACTCAGGGGGCAGCAGCACGCTCTTCTGGGGCGCGAACTGGAAGCCGCCCCATGCCTCCCCCAGCAACTTGTCGATCTCGGCCACATCGGCCTTCTGGCCGCGTCGGCTGGCCTCGTAGCGGGCCTCGTTCAGGCGGTTGATGCGGGACTTGATCTCGGCGTTGACCGGGGTGTAGTTGACGAAGGAGTTCTGGCCCCGGGTCTCGCTGGCCATGGCCATCCGCGCAAGGGGGGAGAACATCTGGGCGTGCGCCCCGTAGGCGATCTCCTCACCCTTGGGGCCGAACGGGTTGCCATGGACGGCGTGCCCGTAGAAGTCGTGAATGGCCCGGAACATCTCGTTGGTGTTCAGGCCAGACTCGGGGTCGAGTGCGTTTAGGAAGTCGTGCGGGTCGCCGCCTTGGTAGACATACAGGTGCCGGTTGCCGTACACATCGCGCAGCATCTCGCCGCTGCTCTGGTAGTTGCCCTCCCCGGCGCGGTGGTAGGACATATTCACCGGCAGGGCGTGGAACTGGTCGGCGGTCTCTTTGGCCAACTGGCGGTAGGACGCCTCCAGCAATTGGTCGTAGTTCTGTGCGCCGGTGGCCTCGACCAGTTCGGGGTAGCGCTTGCCGTATGCCTCGAAGACCGAGCGCTTGTAGGCGTCGTCACCGTCGGCGGCCAGTTGGAAGGTGCGCCCAATGGCGGACTGCTTCGCGAGACTGGAGGGCGGCATCTCGGGCAGGCTGTAGCCCTTGCCCCCGACGCGCTGGCTGTAGTCGTCGGCCGTGCGGTAGACGAAGTTCGACGGGTCTTTGATCAGTAGGCTGATCGCCTCGTCCGATACTGGTTGCGGAACATCGCCTCCACCTGATCCTGCGGCAGTGTCGGCTTGCCGTACTTCTTCTCGTACTCCCCGATCCTTTGGTCGAGCCGCTTGAGCAGATCTCGGTTTGACTCTGTAGAAGGGGCCTTCTTGGGCTGTTTCATATCGACTCTCCTTTATTTTTGGAACCTCAGGCGTGGCCATCGGCTTGAACTTCTCACCACGGCGCATCGCCCGTGCAGCGCGGACGGTGCCTGCCGCCCCGGGGATCAGCCCCAGCGCAGCGAAGGTGCCCTCGACGCCCGCACCCACCACATCGCCCTGCTTGGCCGCCTGCACCGCCTGCTCGCCGCCGCGCACGGCCTCCTGCGTTTGCAGGCCCGTGCCCAGAAACGGCACGAGGTCTGCCAGCCCGACATTGAGCGGCAGGTTACTGCTTGGGCCGCCCATGATCGTGTCAGCACGCTGGCGGGCTTTGTACCGGTTGACACCGAGTTTCTCTAGCCCGGCCTGCAAGCCTGACGCAAGGCGCTCGCGCACCGTCGGGTCATATGGCTTGATTTCACCGGTGATGGGTACATCAGCCATTAACTTCCCCTTGGTGAATCAATACCATCATCATAATCGCCGCGCACTGTCAAGTCCACCTACGGCTTGATGTAAGCCAGCGGCTCGTTGACGCGCATGACCGACTTCTCGGTGGCCTTCAGATCATTCAGCACCTCGCGGGAAACCAGTTCGAGGTCGTGCTTGCGAAGATGGCCCTCAATGATGTTGACCCGCTCCACCGCCCACAGAATGCGCGGGCTGCGGTGCAGGCGCAGGCGAAAGCGTGCGAAGAAGGTCTCGCACTTGGCGAAGTCGAACCATACCCAGATGGCTACGAACCCGCCCGGTGCGCCGTACAGGTTCAGGCCCAGCCTGAAGTAGTCGCCCTCTTTCTTGAAATGAATCATGGTGCCCTCCTCAAACAGCGTATGGGTTGACCCGGCGCGGCCTGCCGGTGTCGGCGTAGTCGTCCTCGTCCCAGTCCTCTTCGGGCGGGGGATCGACCTCCAGCCAGCCAGCGTCGCGCAGCCAGCGCAGGGCCTGCGAGGCGGTATCGACGAAGTCGTCGTGCGTGGTCTCGGGGAAGGCGCAGATCTGGCTCACGAAGCCTTCAGCCCAGTCCCTGACATATCCCTTGCGCTGGCTCGACTCGGGGATCCAGACCCGGCCGCGGGCGATGATGTGGGAGACGATGTTCAGGCGCTGCACCTTGTCGGCCTTGCCGGGGTTGTAGGCCATGACCGGCAGGTGCGCCCGCTGCAAGTCTTGGATCAGGCTGATGCCCGAGGACTTGTCCTCGATCAGGATCAGATCCACGCGCTTCTTCTCCTTGCCCTCGCCGAAGACCACGCCGTACTCCTCGACCACCTTGGGGCGCAGGTCGGGGTACTGGAGCCTGTCCTGCCACGCATCGATCAGCATGACCGACATCGGGCCGTCCAGCGGCTTGAACACGCCCCAGACCGTGCAGGCCGTGGGATCGTTCTGGGTCTTCTCGGTGGCGGCGCAGTCGTAGGACTGGAGGATGTACTCGAACTTGGGGAAGGGCTTGCCGTCGGGCCACAGGCGGAACCAGTCCCGCTTGACGATGCCGCCCTCCTCGGGGTCGATGATCTCGGCGTAGATCTCCTGCCGCCCCAACTTCGTACCCTCATAGGACAGGATCTGCTTCTTGAAGTTGTCCGACAGGTTGGCCAAGTTGGCGTAGGTCGAGGCCGTGGTCAGCACGACATCGTCACCCTCCCGGGCGATCAGTTCGAGGATCAAGTCCTTGGGCTTGGGCGTCGTGGTGCAGATCAGGCGGGTCTTGAACCCCTCGCCGAGGGTCAGGCGCAGGCCGAACTGCATCATGTCCCATGCGTCTTGCAGGTACTCCCACGCGGCCAACTCGTCGCACCAGCCGCCATGGAACTGCGGGCCGCGGAAGCGCTCAGGCTCGCTGGCCGGGATGCCCTTGATCAGGCTGCCATTGACCAGCCGGAGTTCGT